GCGATGCCCTTATGAGAATGGGTGATAAGGTAATATTTGCACCTATGACCTATGCAGGCGGCAATACAGCAGCTATTTATGAGTTCATTGAAACTCCGGAAGAAACAGGACTTGGGGATATTGAATGCAGACTGAATCTCATCGAGATTTCAGAAGAAGGATTCGAGGATGCAGGTCATGCGGCAGCCTGGGCATTTGCAAGAATCTAAACAACAATTATTTGAGACGAAGGACTCCGATGGGGTCCTTTTTTCGTGGAAGGAAGTGATAAATTGCGAAAGTTAAAGAAATATAAGCCAACCAAGTTTAAGGAAAAAACATCAGTATATGATGAAGATGCAGCGGACTTCGCTGTTGCTTTTATAGAGAGTCTTTGCCACACAAAAGGAACATGGGCAGGAAAGCCATTTGAACTGATCGACTGGCAGGAGCAGATTATCAGAGATATCTTTGGAACTTTGAAACCGAATGGCTATCGACAGTTTAATACAGCCTATGTGGAAATACCTAAGAAAATGGGCAAGTCAGAGCTTGCGGCGGCAATTGCACTTCTTCTTTGCTGTGGCGATGGAGAGGAGAGAGCAGAAGTTTATGGCTGTGCGGCTGACCGTCAGCAGGCTACCATCGTTTTTGATGTTGCAGCTGATATGGTGCGTATGTGTTCGGCTCTTTCCAAGCGAGTGAAGATACTGACTTCCCAGAAGAGAATTGTATATGCACCAACTAACTCCTTTTATCAGGTATTATCAGCAGAGGCATATTCCAAGCACGGATTTAACATCAGTGGGGTTGTATTTGATGAGCTGCACACCCAGCCAAACAGAAAACTGTTTGATGTTATGACTAAGGGTTCGGGAGATGCGAGAATGCAGCCACTGTATTTCCTTATCACAACAGCGGGAACGGATACCAATTCCATCTGTTATGAAACGCACCAAAAGGCAAAGGATATCCTGGAAGGACGAAAGATTGACCCTACTTTTTATCCGGTAATCTATGGAGCAGATGAGTCGGACGATTGGACTGATCCAAAAGTATGGAAGAAAGCGAATCCATCCCTTGGTATTACCGTGGGAATGGATAAGGTAAAAGCTTCCTGTGAATCAGCAAAGCAGAATCCTGGAGAAGAGAACTCTTTCAGACAGTTAAGGCTTAATCAATGGGTAAAACAGGCAGTTCGTTGGATGCCAATGGATAAGTGGGATAAATGCAATTTCAAAGTGGATGCAGAAGATTTGGAAGGACGTGTTTGTTATGGAGGACTTGACCTTTCAAGCACTACGGATATTACATCATTTGTTTTGGTATTTCCACCAATGGATGAAGATGATAAATATGACATCCTTCCTTATTTTTGGATACCGGAAGATACCTTGGAACTTCGAGTAAGACGTGATCATGTTCCATACGATGTGTGGGAGAGACAGGGCTTTCTTGAAACCACAGAGGGCAATGTAGTTCATTATGGATATATTGAAAAGTTCATTGAGGGGCTTGGAGAAAAATATAACATCAAGGAAATTGCATTTGACAGATGGGGAGCAGTTCAGATGGTACAGAACCTGGAGGGAATGGGATTTACAGTGGTTCCATTTGGACAGGGATTTAAGGATATGTCACCACCGACCAAAGAACTGATGAAACTGACATTGGAGCAGAAACTAGCTCACGGAGGACATCCGGTTCTTCGGTGGATGATGGATAACATTTTTATTCGCACTGATCCTGCAGGAAACATTAAAGCTGACAAGGAAAAATCAACAGAGAAGATTGATGGAGCAGTTGCCACTATTATGGGACTTGACC